CCCGTACTTGGTCAGCTCGGGGCAACAACCGGCGGTGCGCAAGCCGACTTTGAGGGAACAGGAGGGCCGGAAGTGGAAAATCTCGTTCGGTCCGGCTGGTATGACCTACTGGCCATAATGAAGAACTCGCGTCAAACGGAACAGCAGTACGCCCAGATGTGGCGTGCGAGGCCGCTGTGTTGCCCTAACGATGGCACGGCGTTGCAGGAGGGTCACGATGGTGTGCTCTTCTGCCCCTGGGACGGCTGGCGCAATACGGGCGTCGAGCACTAACCCTTGTGCTCAAGGACCCTGCGATGTAATGTAGTTCATGTCAACCCCCCATCTGGGCGATTCGGGCCGCTCGTTGGGGGGTTTTGACTGATCCAATCCGGACTGTAGCGGTCCTAGGCCAGAAAGCAAGGCAAGGATATGGGCACTTGGTATGCAACCAGGGAGCAGGTGAAGTCTGCCCTGGACCTGGACGAAACAGCGCGCGCAGACGCGCAGATCGACCGTGCGATCGAGGCAGCCTCTCGCAACGTCGAAAAGCTTTGCCACCGTCAGTTCTACCCCGTTAAGGCGACTCGGTACTTTGATTGGCCGAATCGTCAGCGTGCGCGTGCCTGGCGACTGTGGCTCGACCAGTACGAGCTTGTGAGCGTCAGCGCTATGACCGCTGGAAGCAACACGATCGCACTGGAGGACATCTATCTTGAGCCGGTCAACGCTGGCCCTCCGTATAACCGTGTTGAGCTGAACGTAGGCGGCAGCTCCACCTTCTCCGCACTCCCTGGCACCTGGCAGCGGGCCATCTCGGTCACCGGCGTCTTCGGCTGGCCTGAGAGCCTGTCTGCCGTCACGGAACTGACCTCCTCGGCCTCCGACACCGCGACGACGATTGATGTTGCGGGCGGGGCGTCTGTGGGCGTCGGGAGCCTCCTCAAGGTCGGCTCCGAGTTCCTGATCGTCACCAGTCGCAGCATGATCGACACTGGCGAGGTTTGCTCCGACCTGACCGCACTTAAGAACTCTCGCACGATTGATGGCATTACGTCCGGATCTATCCAGGTTGGCGAGACAATCTCGGTCGAAGGCGAACAGATGCTCGTAACTGACGTGCTTTCGGACACAACGGACACGCTGTACGTCGAGCGCGCGGTGAACGGCACCACACTGGCCGCGCACACCGGCTCCCCGGCCGTGTACGGCTCTCGCAGGCTGGGCGTGACCCGAGGTGTCAACGGCACCGCCGCAGCCGCTCACGACGACGCTGACGTGGTCTACGCACACGCTGCGCCGGGCCCGGTCACCGCCCTGACGGTGGCGTACGCCCTGGACGAACTCCAGCAGGAACAGACCGCGTATGCACGGACAGTAGGCACCGGCGAGGCGCAGCGCAATGCAACTGGCGGTGCAATCAAGTCGCTTGAGGCTAACACCTACAACAACTATGGCCGCAAGGTGCGAATCAGGGGTGTGTGATGGAACTTTTCATCTCTGGTCCAATCTTTGACGGCAGGGCAGATCTTGAAGTAGTGCGCTATCTAACAGAAGCTGAGATGGAAGTAGCTGAGTACGCGAAAGACCAGCTCTACAACGAGTTTGATGCGCACTTCCAGCACCCTACCGGCTACTACAAGTCTCAGGTGCAAGTGCGCAAGGGAATCAACCGCGTTGCTGTTAACGATGGTGGCGTTGTCTATGGCCCATGGCTAGAGGGCGTTGGTAGTCGCAACTATCCAAGGACTCGATTCAAGGGTTACTCAAGTTTTAGGCGAGTTGCTAACCGACTAAAGACCGAGGCAACTGTAGTTGCAAGTGTAGTTATCAAGCCCTATATTTGGAGGATGCGTTGAGTATTATTCTCCAAGACCTACTCGATCACGTAACGTCTCACGCTCAGTCAACTGGCTACTTTGATCGCGTTAATCAGCACGAGCCAAAGAACGCCCCTGGCAATGGGATTTCATGCTCTGTGTGGGTGGATCACATCCAACCGGTTAAGTCTGGTCTTGCATCAACCACGGTTCGCGTGGCCTTCAATGTCCGCCTCTACTCGAATATGCTTCAAGAGCCGCAGGATGACATCGATTCAAAGTTGACTGATGCTCTGAGTGCCCTGATAGAAGCTTATAGCGGTGACTTCCAGTTTGATGACACCGTGCAGTGCATAGACCTTCTGGGCAAGGAGGGAATATCTCTTAGTGCCCGCGCAGGCTATGTCGAGCAAGACAAGAAGATGTTTCGCATCTACAACATCACTCTCCCAGTCCTCGTAAATGACGCTTGGGATCAGAAACCCTAAGGGGGCGAAATGAGCAAGGAAACAGGACTTGGCGATAATCTATACGTCAGCGACTACAACATCTCGTGTGACATCGGCTCCCTATCTAATATCCACGGTGGCAATTCTCCGCTAACAGTGACTGGGATTTGCAAGAGTGCTTACGAGCGCATCGGCGGCAAGCGCGATGGTGGTCTGTCCTTCGTCTCGTACTTCAACACAGACCCGGAAGCGGAACATGAGGCACTGTCAAGCCTCCCCACTGCTGACCGTATCGTGTCGTACTTCCGTGGCACCGCCATTGGCAACGTCGCGGCGAGCACCGTGGCAAAGCAAGTTAACTATGACCCAAAGCGCAACGATGACGGTTCGTTCACTTTCACTGTTGACGTGCAATCCAATGGCTATGGCCTTGAGTTTGGCGAGCAGTTGACTCCTGGCATGCGCACGGATACCGATGAGACTGACGGTGCCTCCCTGGACGGGTCCAGTAGTAGTGGATATGGGGCTCAAGCCTATCTGCATGTTACTGACTTCGATGGTACTAACGTGACTATTACTATCGAAGACTCAGCAGATGACAGCACCTATAACACACTGGTTGCCTTTGCCGAGGTTGACAGTCCGACTAGTGAGCGCATTTCAGTTGCTGGCACGATAGACAGGTATGTGCGTGTGACTACGACTGGAACCTTCAATTCCGTTACGTTTGCAGTGAACTTCGTTCGCAACGAGGCGGAGGTTAAGTTCTGATGCAACCCCTGAATCGCATCGATCCGCTAATGTCTGCTGCTGCATACAAGACATATCAGATCGTCGCTCCGCGAACTACCAACTTCCGTACAGCTACCTGCGCAGAGGTTGAGTGCTCCGCGATGGTTAACGGCTTCAAGGTAACCGTCGATGTGGGTACCGAACTCGGTAGGCGTCAGGCTCACTACATCCGCAATGACAGGACTCGCAGCGCATCAGAAGTTCGACAGGGTAATCTTGTTGAGTTTACTTTTGCTGCTGGCAATAAGTGCTTCGTCAAGCACTCCGTACGCGTCGATAACAACCCACTCTTCTTCGTGAAGGATGGGGACTATCGAGGCAACCCACGCGGCACTGCGCCGCGTCAGCACACGTCCGCAAGCGACTGGCTTGAGGACTTCTCAGAGCACCAAGACAAGCTCAAGACTGCCCTTGAAAGGGGATGACACAAATGGCTAAGATCTCAGGTCTCGGGTGGACTACGCTGTCTGTTGACAACGCTGGTGGTACCCCCGTTGACGTTCGTAACGACATCACGAACTTCCAGTTCTCCGTTCCGCGCGGTGTACAGGAGGTCACCGGTGTTGACAAGTCCGCTATCGAGCGCCTTCTTCTCCTGGCCGACTTCTCCATCACTCTGAATGGCGTGTTCAACAAGGACTCCTCGCACAGCGTCTTCAAGTCCGTCACCTCCGGCTCGGTCGCTCGCACGACCAGCCTGGAGATTGATTCGCAGACCCTTGCCCCCGAAGTCCTTTACACGGACTACGCCATCACTCGCTCCGACTCCGGCGAACTTACCTGGTCGGTTCCCGGCGTACTGGCCGATGGTACCGTTCCGACGTGGGGCACCTCCTCCTAATCGACAACACGGAAAGGATCACTGCAATGGGTTACAAGCTCTCTCGCACTGTCTACAAGGTGCGATTCGAAGGTACTGAGTATGACGGCCTTGAGATGTCTATGGGCACTCTTAGTGTCAAGGAAATCCTTGAGGTTGAAGAATTGATGAGCGGCGATGACAGCAAGCCTACATTCGTAGCGCTAGTGGCTCGCCTCGCAAGGGCGATCCAGGACTGGAATCTTGAGGACGAGGATGGCAATCCGATCCCGGTGACCGAAGATGCTCTTATGGGCTTCGAAGTCAAGCTCATCAATACCGTTGTCTCTGCATGGGTCAACGCCATCGTTGGTGTTCCGGCCCCTTTGGAGAACGACTCGACCTCTGGAGGCAAGTCCCTGGAGGAGTCGATAGGGATGGCTCAGTCGTAACTGAGCCGGAAGAGCTGCGAAGGGTAAACTTCATCCTGCGTAACTGTGAGAGGTTCCACTGTCTGCCGGATCAACTCCTATCGCAGGATGCAAGTTTCATTAGAATGCTAGCCATACAAGAAAGGGGCAGCAGAGATGGCGAACATAGTTGAAATTCTCGTTACTGGCAAGAACCTCGCCACCCCCGCGTTTGCATCTGCTCGCGCAGAGGCGACGGGGCTCTCTAGCACGCTCACTCGTACGAGTGGGATCATCGCTGCTGCCTTTGGTGTCATCGGTGTTGAAGCCACCAAGATGGCAACCAGGTTTGACTCGGAGATGACTAAGCTCAACACTCAGGCTGGCGTCTCTAAGGATGAAATCAAGGGCCTTAGCGATGGCGTGCTGGACTTGGCTGGCAAGGTTGGCGAAAGCCCTGATTCACTGGCCGAGTCCCTGTTTCACGTCAAGTCTGCCTTCGAGTCTACCGGCATCTCGTCCAAGAAGGCGCTTGACCTTGTCAAAACTGCCGCCGAGGGTGCACGGGTTGGTGGCGCAAACCTGGTCGATGTGACCAATGCCCTCACTGCGGCGGTTGCTTCCGGCATTCCGGGAGTGAGGAATCTCGACCAGGCGATGGGTGTCCTCAATGCCACAGTTGGTGTTGGTGACATGAAGATGCAGGACCTTGCTGATGCCTTTGGTACTGGCATGGTGGCTGTCGTGAAGGGCTATGGCCTGTCCATCAGGGATGTAGGCGCAGCCCTTGCCGTCTTTGGTGACAACAACATCCGAGGCGCCCAGGCTGGCACTCAGCTTCGCATGGCAGTGCAGGCGCTTGCGCGCCCGGCGGTGGCTGGCAAGGGCACCATTGAGGCTCTTGGTCTCTCCATGAACACCCTTGCTCATGACATGCAGGAGGGTGGGCTTAATCGTGCCCTGACGGACCTCAAGGCGCATATGCAGGCTGCCGGTCTAAGTGCAAAGCAGCAGGGCGAAGTTATTACAACTGCGTTTGGCAAGAAGGCTGGAACTGGTATCAATATCCTGATCGACCAGTACGACCGCTTGCAGTCCAAGTACCCAGCCCTCGACGCCGCTGCTGATGGGTTCGGAGCGGCATGGAAGGCTACGGCGCAGACCACCGCGCAGAAGGTTGCCGACCTTAAGGCTGGCTTCGAAGCGTTGATGATTCGCATCGGTGAAGGCTTGCTGCCTGTCATGAACAAGCTGGTTACCATACTTAGTTCAGTGACTAACTTCTTTGAGCAAAACTCAAAGATACTTACGCCGCTCGTTGCCATCCTTGGTGGTGCTGCTGCTGCCTTCTTCCTGCTTAGCAAGGCCATTGCGGCAGTTAAGGGCATTAAGAACATTGCTACTGACATTGGCGGTCTGATTACCAAGCTTCGTGGTATGTCTGGGCCTGCATTGGCTGCAACTGGTGGTCTCGGCTTGCTAGTTACTGCCGCTCTGGCGTTTAAGGTTGCATGGGACAAGGTTGATGTAACAACGCACTCCATGAACCAATGGACCACAGCTCTGGACAAGTTGGGCCAAAGCAGCAAGACAACTGGGCCAATACTTGACTCCATGGGTAAGAACTTTTCCAATCTTGCCTCATCGTTCAAGGCTTCCAATCTATCCAGCCTTGAGCAAATCTCCAAGGGCTTTACTGACATAGGTAGCACCTCATTCAATGCCTCTAGTTCACTTGAAAAGGTTGCAGCAGCCCTTAGCGGTCCCCTTGGTGTATCTCTTCTCGGTTCACACCAGAAGACCGAACAAGCCAAGGCCGACTGGAAGGGCATGGATGATGCTCTTGCAAGTCTTGTAGGCAGTGGCAACACGGAAGAGGCCGCAGCTGCATTCCAGAAGATTGCCGATGCTGCACTCAAGCAGGGCATAAGCCTTGAGGAGCTGCACAAGAAGTTCCCCGAGTATGGTGATGCCCTGAGCGGGGTTGCCCTACAACAGGAACTTGCCGCAGAGCAGATGGGCGAGTTTGGCTTGCAGGCCCAGACCGTTCAGGCAAAGCTCCAGCAGCAAGCCCGGGCTGCCGAAGGACTCAAGCAGGCTATCGAAGATCTAAACGCCGTCAACCGCAATGCCCTTGACGCTGAGTCGGCTTTCGAGCAGGCAATAGATGACGCAGCTACTGCCGTAAAGGGTCACACCACGGCCCTTAAGTTCTCTAATGGCACTATCAATCTCAACACACAAGCTGCGCGTGATGCGTTTGGCCCGCTCAGCGACTTGGCCGCGAAGACGGATGCGGCGGCCGATGCAGCGCTCAAGTCTGGTCAAAGCCAAGACACGGCGAATGGTATCTATGCCAAGGGTCGCTCTGAGCTGATTACACTTGCTCAGCGCATGGGACTGACAAAGACCCAGGCTAAGCAACTTGCTGATCAGATTCTTAAAACTCCTAACAAGACATCAACTATCACCGTGAAGACCGATGCAGCCAAGAAGCAAGTTGCAGCCCTTAAGACTGCGCTTGGTGGCATTAAAAGTAAGACGATCACCCTTACTGTCAAGGAGTCGATCACCTCCGTGGCCCTGAACGCCACATCAGCGCTCTCCCACAGCGTGGGCGCCCGAGCGGTCCGAGCTACCGGTGGCCTCGTCTCTACGGCGGCAACGGGTGGCCAGAGGGACGGCCGAGTCCTGGTCGGTGAGCGTGGAGCGGAGATGCTTGACCTCCCCTGGGGTGCTCACGTGCGCAGCAACGAGGACTCCCGTCGGCTCATGGGTGGCGGTGGGAGTGGAGGTCAGCCCATGACCCTGATTCTCAAGATAGGAGAAAAGGACTTGGGCGAACTCCTGGTAGACCCGATCAAAAAGACTGTTCGATCCCGGGGCGGCAACGTCCAAGCTGTATTTGGAGTTGGAGGATAAGAGGATGTCCACTGATAGCGGCGTGACTGTTGAGATGAAGTTTGACGACTGGACTGATGTAACCGAGTACGT